TGTTATTAATAACGCCAATGGATATTATGAAGTATCTATGACATCCGGTGGTGGAGCATTCGCTGAAGGAGATACTATTGTAATCTCTGGTGAGCACTTAGGTGGTGTAGACGGTGTTAATGATTTAACATTGACTGTTCAAACAGTAGGCACTAACGGTGTCATCTCATCATATCTAATTACATCTGGTGTTGCAAACGTTCAGTACTCAATTGGATTGACTAATTGGGATGAATTGACATATGTTTCAAACGAAGGTGCACCATCAGCATTGCCAGCTAACGGTACTGATTGGTTCTATTCAACTGCTACTCAAGTTGACATTATGGTCAACGAAGGTGGTTCTTGGAAGGGCTACGGTATGGTGGGTTATGATGATGAAGGTCATCCAGCATCATTGGTATCAAACACAACAGACGCATTAGGTGTAATCGTTAGTGCAACAGCACCATCACAACAAACAACTGGTGACGATTTGGTTCCAGGTGACTTGTGGTTGAATACTTCTGATTTAGAAAACTATCCTGCTCTTTCACGTTGGGAAATTGTTGACGATACTGCCCAGTGGGTTGCAATCGACAATACTGACCAAACTTCATCAAAGGGTATTGTTTTTGCAGATGCACGTTGGGCAAGCGCAGGTGATATCGATCCAGTAAATGATCCTATCCCAACTATCTCTTCCCTACTAGTAAGTGACTATCTAGATTTAGATGCTCCGGACGCAGCTTTGTATCCACAGGGTATGTTGTTATTCAACACACGCCGTTCAGGATACAACGTTAAACGTTTCACAACTAACTATTTTACACAAGCAAGATTCCCAGGTGAAGCATTACCTGCTAAGTCATATACTTGGGTAACATCAAGTGGTTTGAAGTCAGACGGTTCTGCATACATGGGTCGTAAGGCTCAACGTAATATGGTTGTACAAGCAATGAAAGCTGCTATCGGTACAAACATGAGCATCCGTGAAGAAGATACATTCTTTAACTTAATCGCAGCTCCTGGCTACCCAGAACTTCAACCTGATATGGTTGGTCTAAACAATGAACGTAATAATACTGCGTACATCATTGGTGATACTCCATTGAGATTGAACGACCAAGCTACTGACTTGACTAACTGGGCAACTAACAAAGCAGGTGCAACATCTTCTGGTGAAGACGGTTGGGTTACTCGTGACACTTATCTAGGTGTGTTCTATCCAAGTGGCATCACTACTGATGTTACAGGTGCAGCCGCAGTAGTTCCAGCATCACACATGATGTTGCGTACTATGATTCGCAACGATACAGTTGCTTATCCTTGGTTAGCTCCAGCTGGTACACGCCGTGGTACAATCGACAATGCTACAAACATTGGTTACATTGACGCAGCAACTGGTGAATTCCAGACAGTTAAGAATAGAATGGGTATTCGTGACGTATTGTATACAAATCAAATTAACCCGTTGGCATACTTCACTGGTGTTGGTTTGTTGAACTACGGTAACAAGAACTCATTTGATAGTCAATCAGCATTGGATCGTATCAACGTAGCTCGTCTAGTTGCTTATATCCGTGAGCGTCTACAAGTTGCAGCACGTCCGTTCGTATTCGAACCAAATGATGCATTGACACGTGGTCAGTTGACTTCAGTTGTTCAGTCATTGTTTGTTGACTTAGTTGCTAAACGTGGTCTATATGACTACTTGGTAGTATGTGATGAAAGTAATAACACTCCTGCTCGTATCGATAGAAACGAATTATGGATTGATATTGCGATTGAACCAGTTAAGGCTGCGGAATTCATCTACATCCCTGTTCGTGTAATGAACACAGGTGAGATTGCAAGTCTCAAGTAAAATGATTGCCCCCTTTCGGGGGGCATTCTTAGTAAGATAAATATATACATAGGAGAATAAAATATGGCAACAGCCTCACAATCACTGTTCAACATGACCGTAGCAGCGGATGCTTCATCTAATAGCCAAGGTTTGTTGATGCCTAAATTACAATATCGTTTCAGAGCATTGTTCTTAAACTTTGGCGTAGGTGGTTCAACTCAAGAATTGACTAAACAAGTCATGGACATCACTCGTCCACAATTATCATTTGACGAAGTTGCGTTAGATGTTTATAACAGCAAAGTATACTTGGCTGGTAAACATTCATGGTCAGAAACAACTATCAACTTACGTGACGATGCTCAAGGCAACGTAACTAAGTTAGTTGGTCAACAATTACAAAAGCAAATGGACTTTGTTGAGCAGGCTTCTGCTGCAACAGGTCAAGACTATAAATTCCAAATCAACTACGAAATACTTGATGGTGGTAATGGTGTCTTGACTCCAACAGTTCTAGAAACTTGGGAATTGTATGGTTGCTTCATTAAGACTGTAAACTACAACAATATGGATTACAAGGCAAGCGAAGCTGCTACAATTCAGTTACAAGTTCGTTTCGATAACGCAGTACAGTCTCCATTGTCTTCTGGCTTGGGTACTTCTGTCGGTCGTGCATTCGGCGGCGCATCAGTAACTGGTATCGGTTAATAGTTAATGGCTGGATTTGTACAAAATCTATTGCAGGACGCCTCATCAGCGTTCTTTGGAAATGATTACTTGCGTGATTTTCAACACGCAAGTAAAACCTTCAGACCTGACAATTATACAAACGCACCTAAATTCAAGTTCCTGTTTCATGTTTATTTTGATATAAACACTGACATAGGATCTAATTTCCTAACTTGGGATACTAAAAAGAATTTGGGTTTAGCAGTTAAAACGATTCAACTTCCGAAGTACACTTTTGACCTTCACACGATGAATCAGTATAATCGCAAACGAATTGTACAGACTAAAATTAAATACGATCCAGTAAATATCTCCCTTCATGATGATAACGGAGGGATGATACGAAAGCTATGGCAATCATATTTTTCGTATTATTACAAAGATTTAAATCAAACAGGTGACATTCAACCTACTAACAAAACAGGTGCGAATGCAAAGAATGATATAAATGGTAGAACTCAATATGATTCATCAATCGCAGGTAATGACGATTGGGGTTTCATCGGTGAATCTACATCATCCAAGAACATCAACAAAAAGATTCCTTTCTTTAGGGCAATCAACATCTACGGATTCAACCAACACAATTTCATTTTGTATCGTTTGATTAATCCAGTGATTGAAAGTTTTTCTCACGATACATATAGCTATTCTGATAATGGCGTTATGGAACATCAGATGACAATCAACTATGAAACTGTAAAATACTATGAGGGTGCTATCGACGGTAGAAAACCTGATAATATTGTACAGATGTTTGGTAGAGAAGCTGAATATGATAGAACATTGAGTCCTATTGCTCGTCCTGGTTCGAATGCTTCGATTCTAGGTCAAGGCGGCTTAGTTGACGGCGTCGGTGGTATCATGGAAGATATCTCTAGTGGAAACATCTTTGGCGCAGTTCAAAAAGCTGGAGCAATGAAAAACACATTCAAAAATCCAGCAAATGTATTGAACATAGCTAAATCTGAAGCATTGACTCTTGCAACAAACAGCATTCAAAATGTCCCAAATCGCAATAGTCCTTTCCAGTTCCCGACTGATGCTTCTACTATGATTCAAAATGCACCCAAGAATCTTGTGAGTGGTGCACAAAATGCAGTCAATTCCCTACGTAAATAAATACTTCTAAAGAGGTAACATATGGCAAACATCATTGATGCACCACAATCACAGCTAGACAGTTCTGTTAAACTGTTCGACAGTTTCTACAATTTTGAAATGAACGTAAGTGCGAACCAATACGATATTGTATATTCATATTTTTATGAATCAACGAAAAGTAAAAACATAGCACAGAATTTTACTACTATTATTTTCAGACTTTCTAGCATTACAGGTGAAAATGTAATGACGATGCTAGAGTATCTTCAAGGTAAATCTAAGCTAGAAGCAAACGTTACCTTAGCGTACTATTTGAACAGTATCAAAAGTAAAACAACTTTGTATGGGGTAAGTGTTGTGCCTAAGCCAAATGAAATGGTTCAGCGCAACATCGTAGTCTAATGAGTAAATGGGCACACGGGAAATATACTCCGGTTAATCCTCAGAAATACGTAGGCAAAACGATTCCAACTTATCGCAGTGGTTGGGAACTAACATTCATGCAATTCTGCGACAAAAACAGCAACGTTATACAATGGGCAAGTGAACCAATGAGAATCCCATACAGAAACCCGTTGACTGGAAAAAACACAAACTATATTCCTGATTTCTTAGTAGTCTATCAAAACAAACATGGACAACAGATTGCAGAGTTAATTGAAATCAAACCTAAAAAGCAAAGTCTTATTGAAAGCAAAGTTGCCAATGCAAGAGATAGAGCAGTCATTGCTATCAATCATGCAAAATGGGCTGCTGCTATGGCTTGGTGTAAGAACTCAGGAATCACATTCAGGGTTATCACTGAAGATGACCTTTTCTACAACGGGAAACGCAAGTAATAAATACTACTATTATCGGATAATAGTATGACAAAAAAACTTAGCGAACTTTTCGAACTCCCCACAAGTGATGACACTCAAAATGAAGATGTCATAGAACACCAGCAAGTTCAAGAAATCACAGAAGATGCAATCAATACCCTCGACAAAATCGAGAATGCTCTACCTCAGGTTCGTGGTTTAGAAGCGTCTGACACTGAAATGGATGAATTAGCTAAGATGGCAACTGAAAGCTACAAAGACTTAATGGACTTGGGTATGCAAGTAGACAGTCGTTTTGCTAGTGAGATTTTCAATAGTGCTAGTTCGTTTCTGGGTCACGCAATCACATCAAAAACCGCTAAGATTAACAAAAAACTAAAGATGTTAGACCTTCAGATGAAGAAGGCAGCAATGGATCATAAAATTGCGTCATCGAAAGGACCAGAAGAAATTGAAAACACCCCGTTGGGTGAGGGTAACTTACTTGACAGGAACGAGTTACTCAAGCAGATTCTGGCAAACAAAAAAACAGATTAAGATAAATAATATATTAGGAACTATAAAGATGCAAAGCCTTAAACACTATTTAATGGAAAGTGCTAGAACATATCGTTACACGATTAAAATCGCCGGCGATTTAGATAAAAATTTTATCGACTTGTTCAGACACAACCTTCAGAAATTCGATCCAGTAAAGATTGAAGATCCGAAGACAACTCCTGTTCAGAAAAGTCCATATGACTTCCCTGAATTAGAGAACGAAACAGTTACTATCATCAGAGCAGAATTTAAATATCCTGCAACTGAACCAATGATTCAGCAAGTAGCTCAGTTATTGGGTTACCAAGTTAGTAAAGTCCGTGTATTAACTACAGACTTTACAGATTCAATCAATAGTGAAGAAGATAAGTTTGCAAACGCAGACAAGTCAGAAGCGTTATTGTTAAAGACTGAATTGGAAGATTCTGGTAAAGAAGCAAGCAAAGACTATGCAAATCAATACTTAGATAAAGTTGTTCCTAAAGAACCTAGTATTGATATTCCATATGCTGCTAAAAAGACTCCAACAGCACCAAACAATACTAAAGAAGGTATCAACACAAAGGGTCCTTTCTCAAACGTACAGCGCCCAGAGCGCCCAGCAACAGGAGCTCGTAAGTAAAATGGTCGACTTTACCGCCAAACAACTATCTTGGATTGTAATTAGTGCATGTGGTATTGGTGGCGGTGGCTACCTTACTATGGACTCAAAGATTAAAGAAGTTGACAATAAACTAACAATCAATAGTGTACGTCAAGAAGCGATGAATGATAAGATTGCTGATATTTCAAAGCAACTTAGTAGAATCGAAGATAAATTAGATAAAAGAGGATCACGATAATGGATTTTAGAAGCCTATTACAATCAATGACTTCATTAAGTGAAGCAGAAACAAAAGACACTAAAACAGGTCGTGTTCACAAAGGTGATTACGGCACATCTTATGATGCTGATGATGAAGGCAAAAAGCCAGCAGCATCTACTGAAAAACGTGGACGCGGTCGTCCAAAGAAAGGTGCTGATGATTCAGGTGAAGTTAAATCATATGATACGAAGTCTCTTGGCTCTGTATTTGGTGGCGGTCAAAAGCCAAAGAAAGACGTTGGCACAGTATCCAAAAAACATTCTTTAAAAGAATACATGGAATCAGTTGAAGATACTAAAGAAGCTGAAGCTGTTATGGAAAGTATGTTCGGTGGTGTTGACCATTCATCAGTTGCAGCTAACTTAGGTAAACTAGCTAGAGTTATCAAATCAGTTCAAACTCCAGAACAATTTGCTGTTGCTCAAAAGTATGCCCGAAGAATGAAGGGCACTATTATGAATCACCAACATGACAAGATGGGTTTTGGTTCTGGTTTAAGAGCTAACCTAGGTGTAATGCGTGATGTTGATGCTGACTTAAAAGCTAAGGCACAAGAATTAGGCATCGACTTTCAACCATTAGAAGAAACTGGCGAACAAGTTGAAATCAAACCAGCAAGCCAAACACAAACTCAAGTTATCCAACAAGGTGACAAGACTTTGGGTACAGTTTCTAACCCGCAACTAGCTAATCAGATTAAGCAAGCTATTGGTCAAGGTCAAATGTCATTATCTACTGATGAAATCGCAGAAGGTAAGGCTAAGCCAGACTTCTTAGATGTTGACAAAGACGACAACAAGAAAGAATCTTTCAAGAAAGCTCTTAAAGACAAAGATGCTAAGAAGAAAGTTGCTGAAGGTCGTGACCATGCATCAAGTGAGTACACTGATGAAGCAATCGGTAAAATTTTAGCTCGTGAAAAGCCAGGAATGGATGCTGCCAGTGACGAGTTTTACAGTGCAGTGTATCACGAATTGATTCAAATGGGTCTTACACCAAAAGCAGCACGTTATAAATTAAATGTTGATGAAGATTTCATGGGTGATGTTGCTTCTGCATACTCACAGTTCCAAAATAATCCAACATTGGATGAAGGCTCTCGTGAAGATTTTACTCAACACGCTACAGTTGCACCAACACAAAATTTTACAAAACCAGGAAGCTCAATGGCACAGCCAAGAGGCACTCCTACTACAATCAATCGCCCAGTTTCTGAACCAACACCGTGGAGTGTTGATCCTGTTAACGCGGCAACGGACAGAGCATTCAATTTTATTGATAGCTTGAAGAAGAAAACTCCATTTTCAGAAGGTACAGATATGAAAGATATTCAATTAGAAAGCTGGGAACAGCAATTAAACGGTCTGTTGACAGAAGGTATTACTGTATCTTCAAGTCAAGGACAACAGGGTGCACCTGACTCAGTTAGCGTATCTGCTACTGAAGGTGACGCAGACGCATTGTTAACGGTATTACGTAATGCAGGCATCGGTGGCTTCGGCGCAGGTGAACAACAACCAGAAGTTGGTTACGGCGTTGCTCAAGGCGGCGAAGAAGAATTCAACGGCACAGGTACAGAACCTCAACCAGCCCCAGGCGTAGTAGGTGACGGTGACGACATGCTATCTATGTTGAAGAAGATGGCTGGTCTAAGCGGTGAAGGTGATGCAGAAGTTGTTGCTATCGGTGGCGATGAAGGCGGTCAAGACTATGAAGATGAAGAAGGTGGCGAAGAACAAGCACAAACTTTAGAACCAGCTAGCAGCGATGACGAAGAAGGTTCAGAAGAATCATCTGATGGAGAAGATTCAAGTGATGACGAAGAACAACAAACTGATGAAGGTAATGCTTTCACAGGTAAATTGAAACAAACCCCAAAAGGCGGTGAGTTCAAAATGGGCAATAAAGAGTACAAAGATACATCTAGCTTAGAAGAAGGTGAAGATGAGTGCTATGAATGCGGTATGATGGAATCACAATGTGGTTGCGACCATGAGCAAGTTGAAGAAAACTTCGCTAATGAACCAAATGATGAAATTGCACAATTAAAAGCATTATTGTCAATGGGTAATGATATGCACAGAGAAAAGCGTAGTCAGGCAATGGGAAATCCAGTCAAAGTTACTATGGAAACTAAGTTGATGAAAGAATCTTCAAGAATTCTATCAGACTATAGAAAATTAAGCGGTCTATAATAAGAAACCGCACTTTAAATAGCTCACTTCGGTGGGCTATTTTTTTGGGCTCGCTTTGTGATAAATACAACATAAGGTAGAATTTTTACTATGACACAAAAGAATATTGACTTTGGCTCTTTTCCAGACGATCCTTCAGCAGAATCGATAAGAGAAGCATTCCAAAAAATAGAAGAAAACTTCACGGAGCTATATAACACTACGTTATCTACTGGTGTGTACGAAGTTAAGCCGGGATCCGGTCTACGAAACGAGTTAGGTAGAATTACCGGTAACGTAACTGTGTATGCTAACGTTTCGAATGTCACTATTAAAACTTCTAGTAGTTTGGTAGTTAAACCTGAGACTTCTGGTGTTTACTCAAATTCTGCAACAGTGTATGACACTACACCGTTTATGATAGGATTGTCCAACACAATCACAACCTCAAATGCAGTTTTTGCAAATACTACTGTATCAGGTAATCTTACTGTCTCAGGTAAAGTAACAACTAGTCTAATACCGGTATCGAATGAGACTTTAGATTTGGGTTCCCCTTCGTTCATGTGGAAAGATTTGTATTTAAGTGGAAATACTTTAACACTAGGGTCACAAACAATTTCATCTAACAGTTCGGGAGTAATTGTCTCAACTGGAATCGTGACTGGTAACTTAGATGTTGGCACTGTTTCTGCTGATTATGTCAGTGGTCAAGTAGTTGATCCTCAACAACCTAATATCACTAAAGTTGGTATTCTACAAGGTCTTGAAGTTTCAGGTGATATTACCAGTGGTAATATTTCATTAACTGGTAACCTACAAACTCTAGCAATCAACACACAAACAATGAATGTGTCCGGTGCGTTTAGCGCAGGCACTATTACTGGAACATTAATTCTCCCACCAGGTGCAACTATTGACTCACCGGGTGACGACATGCAAATTGTCTTTAATGATAATGGTAAACAAGCTGCTGTTCCTGGATTACAATTTAATAAAACTTCTTCGTTGCTTACTATTCAAGGTAACGTTGAAGGCGGTAATTTGATTACAAGCGGTGCGTTAGATGTATCTCTTTCTGCAAATGTAGGTAGTTTAAATTCCGAAGGTGATGTCAATGCAACTGGTACTGTGTACGGTGGTAGTATTATCTCGTTAGGAATATTGACTGCATCAGATACAGTTACTGCAGGTAATCTTACAACCGCAGGATACTTAGAAGTTACTGGTACTGCTAATGTCGGGGCAATTACGACTACTACTATTGATGGTACTAGAGTATCAGTTTCTGGTAATGTTTCAGGTGCAAACTTAGTTGCAAGTGGTTTGTTACAAGTAGATGGTGCAGCTGCCGTTGGTAGTTTGACTACTAGCGGTCAAGTTTCTGCTGCCACATTACGTGCTACGGCTAATGCTATTATTGATGGTAACATCAGTTCTACTAATGGTAGTTTTGTAACAGTAAACGGTAGCTTATCTGGCGCAAGTTTATATTCGTCTGGTTTGGCTGATATCACAGGTGACTTCTTTGGAAGAGCAAACGTAACAGCAGATGGTATTTTGACAGTCGTTGGTAATTCATCATTAGGCAACGTAGTTGCGTCTGGTGTTATTGGTATGGCGAATGGGGCTAAAGTTGCGAACACATTGACAATTGGCTCCTCTCTATCAATAACTGCAACAGAGGGCACTGGAACAGTTGCTACATTAACGTTTGATTTACAAACATTCCCACCGTTCGCTGTAGGACAACTTATTACTGTACAGGGTATCTCACCTTCAGCTTATAATACTACTAGCTCTGGTGCTACAGTTCTAAGTTGTACTAACGAAGAAGTAACTTACAGTAGCAGTGCTACAGGTAGTATGATTACTTCCGGTACAGTTACAAGTGCAGGCACTGGTCTATCAGTTACTGGTAATATTTCAGGTACTAACTTGAACATTGCTGGTATATTGAGAGCAGGTGATACTGAGTTTGCTAATGTTAACACTGTTGGTTTGATGACTGTTTCACAAACTATCACTGCTGGTAATTTAGAAACTACAGGCACGTTAACTTCGGGTAATGCTGTCATTGATAATATCACAAGTGTAGGTTTAATTTCTGCAACTGGAAATATCACTGCTGGTAATTTAGAAACTACAGGTATAATTAAAACAACAGGCACAGCTAATGTAGGAACTTTAGTTGTTACCTCAGATGCAGGTATTGATGGTAATGCTTCTATCAACGGAACTGTTACTGGTGCTCTGTTTAGTGGTAGTGGTGCAAGTTTAACTAATTTGAACAGCATTGCAATCGGGACTGTAGTAAATGTGACTGCAACTTCAGGTAATGGAACTACAGCCACACTAACATTCACTAATGCAGGTTACATTCCATTCTATGTTGGGCAATCTATCACAGTTGCAGGATTATCGCCCGCAGGATACAATGGAACATTTACTGTAACGGCTGCAACGTCTACTACTGTATCATATGCAAATGCAACAACTGGTTCAATGTCAGTATCTGGCACAGTTCAAGGTGGCTCACGAACTTTATCTTCACAAAATGCAGATAATGCATTTACTGCGGGCATTGTAACTAATGCAGCACAAACTAATATCACTAGTTTAGGTACGTTGACAGGCTTGACACTCAACGGAGCATTGTCGGGTACTAGTATTTCTGCATCAGGATTTATGTTGAGTAGTGTTACGACTGGTATTAGTGCTACAGGTACTGATATTAACACTGCTTACGGACTATCTAAACAAATCAACGTAGTTACTTCTGCAACTTGGGGTTCGGCAGATGGAGTAAGATTGCCGGCAACTACAGTAGGTATGACAGTGATAATTATTAATACAACTGCATCAAATATGAAAGTTTATCCTCCAGCAGGGTCAGCAATTAATTCGTTAACGACAAACGTGTACCATCAGTTAGGTGCTGGTGCTAGATTAATGTTTGTCGCAACATCAACATCTCAATGGTATTCATTGACAGGTGTTTACGCTTAAAGGAAATAAAATGAAAGTAACAGTAGAGTTATTACAAGCACTTTGTCCAAAGACAAAACGTTCAGTTTTAGAGGTATATGCTGAACCAATTCACGATGTTGCGGCTTATTACGATATGTACGACAACCCTCGTAGATTAGCCGGCTTCTTAGCACAAATCGCACATGAGTCGGGCGGTTTTAATTTCGTTAAAGAGAATTTGAATTACGGTGCGAAAGGTTTAATGACTACCTTTAAAAAGTATTTTCCATCAGAGGAGCTAGCAAAGCAATATGAAAGACAACCTGAAAAAATTGCTAATCGTGTGTATGCTAATCGCATGGCTAATGGTGATGAGTTATCAGGCGATGGGTATCGTTTCTGTGGCCGTGGACTTATTCAATTAACCGGTCGTGCAAACTATACTAAATTCGCAGAAGACTTGGGCATTAGCATCGAAGAAACTGTACAATACTTAGAGACACCTGCAGGTGCTGTTAGCTCTGCTGGTTGGTTCTGGGATAACAACAACTTGAATCAATACTGCGATGCAGATGATTTCGTAACATTGACAAAACGTATCAATGGTGGAACTATTGGTTTAGCAGATAGAGAACATCATTATCATCTAATGCTGGATCTACTACAAAAGCAAGGATAATTATGGCACAACCAGTGTGGCGCATTGCCCCGGGTGACCTTGGGATATTTCCATCGGGAACACCTATTAGTATTCAACTACAAGCAAGTCCTGTAGCACCTGCCAACACAATCTCATTTAAGTTGTTAAATGGATCGTTGCCATTGGGTAATTTTTCACTATCCTCAACTGGTTTAATTTCAGGAACACCTGCAGTAAAAATCGAAGAATCAATCTACACTTTCACTGTGCGTATCACTGATAACTTGGGTAACATAAAAGATGGTACTTTTACTATTGGGGTGTACGGGTCAGATGGAGTTAAGTTTCTAACTACCCCGGGTGAGATTCTTAATATCAATGACAGTGAATATGTTAAATTTCAGTTAGACTATATTCATATCCCTGAAGATGTACCTCTAGTGAGTATCACATCAGGTAAATTGCCACCGGGTTTAATGTTAGATAGCTTCGGGTTGATTACCGGATGGGCATCTCCTCCAGTGTTACCTGACAGGTCACCGACTGCTAGAAGCTATGAGTTCACTGTAAAGCTGACTAACTCATTTGGTGTTGACTCACAAACTTACAGTATTTTTGTGAATAACATTCAAACTACTAACCTTCAACAGAAACGTAGACCTGCAATTTTAAACGCACAACCATTGCAATTACCACTGCAACGTACGGATGAGTTTTATTCGTACTACACTCTTTCTTCAGATGAAATAGGTCCAATTGAAGCTGGTAAGAACTTTACTTTCAAAGTATTGGGTTATGACTTTGATAAGCAAGATTTAACTTATGTGTTTTCTGCAATGCCACCGGGTTTAGTGGGTGATTCAGTAACTGGATGGGTCACAGGTACTCCTGACGTTACACTAGGTACCGCGATTGTATATTCCTTCAATGTGAAAGTTTTCAAGACAGCGTATCCATCATATGAAAGCGACACAAAAACATTCACATTGACTGTACGTAATAACGTTGAGCAATTGATTGAATGGAAAACTGAAACTGATTTGGGAACGTATAATAACGGAACCGTGTGTCACTTAAAAGTAGAAGCAACTGCTGATGTTGATTTACGTTATGTTGTTTCAAATGGTAATTTGCCACCTAACGTCTTGTTGCATGAAACAGGTGAATTGATAGGACGCTTTCCGTTTCAACCAGACACTGTTTCGACTCCATTAGGTGAATCAACCACTTTCACATTTGACATTACTGCATTCTCTCGTGTCTCAAACGGTATCTACAATACAAAACGCTTCACAATAACAGTTAAGCAAAGATTCGAGCACCCAGTAGAGACTGTATATTTTAAAGCGTCACCTGGCGTAGACAACAGAAAAATTCTTCAGACATTGATAACTAGCGAAGCATTGATTCCAAACGAGTTTTTGTTTAGACCTTTCGATAATAACTTTGGAAGAGCTACCGAAGTCAGACTCAATCATCAATATTGCGTAGTTTCAAAATCAACAAGTACATACTTGAATGCGTTAGTGAATAATCACTATCGACAAAGGTTTATAATCAACGAGTTGCATACTGCACTTGCCCGTGACGAAAATAACAATGAACTTTACGAAGTAGTGTACGCAACGTTCAAAGATTCGGGCACAAATGACCTAGGACAAAGTGTTCCTAAGAACATTGCTTGGCCACAAGATATAGGTTTGCGCTACGGTGACTGGTATGATTCTAAAACAGACATTTACACATCAAACACAAATGTATATTCAAGTTTTAGCCCTTCTTACATAAAAACAATAGCACCAACAAGTCTTAAAAACATGAGAGATGAGTTAACGTCAAACTTAGAAATTGACTTTGACGAAACAATGCTACCTAAATGGATGACTTCTCAACAGAGAGATGGAAGCGTGTTAGGTTTTGTACCTGCATGGGTCATTTGTTATACTCTTCCAGGTAAGTCTGAAACTATTAAGAGTAACATTGAGAACTATTGGGCATATAACCTCAGTGATATTGATTTCGAGGTAGATAGAGTATTAGTTGATAGGAGCATGACGTTCAATTGGAACACTACCTTAGTAGAACCAAATTGGTCTAACCTTCCAAGTGCATTCCCTGCACCAAGTCCGCTGAACCAGTATGATGATATAGTGTTGTTCAAACAACAAACTATTTTGCCCATCATTGAATAACATAAATAATTTGTTGGAAGAAATATATGAGTAACATTAACACAAACGGTATCGACACATCTTATCCAGTCCCAGGTAAGAACAATTCTACGCAGGGATTTAGAGATAATTTCACAAACATTAAAAACAACTTGGATGTTGCAACAGCAGAACTAGCTGACCTTCAATCTAAAGTAATTGTCAAATCAGCACTGAACGGTACTGCTATTAACAATAACATGAACGGTCAAGAAATAAGCAACGTAGTAGTTTCTTATGGAAGAACTAAAGCGAAAAACTTAGGTTCAACAATGCAGGGTACTGTGGTAATTAATACTTCTACGAGTGAAGTGTTTTATGGAACGGTCATAGGTGGACTTACCTTAGATTTCGGTAACTGGCCTAAGACAGATGAATTTAGAAGTATTCGTTTAGAATTGAGTATTTCACCTGACCACCGTGACGCAGTTATCAAGTTTCCGAAAACAACTATCAACAACGGAGTTATCTCTGGTATTTCTCCAGCTATCCAGCGAGTTGAAAATTGGTTCGGAACTGTAACTGAGGATGATTTTGCTAATCCATTATGGGACACTACGTATGACGGCATGACCGAATGCTATAATTACGTATCAGCAACTGCATTTGATTCTACATTGTCATTTGATGTATCATCAAGAGATTGCGGTGTTACTATCGACATTAAACCTGTTATAAGTTCACCTCGTGCTGGGCAGTTAATGTTAAGAACACCTACAAGAGTGGGTATCGAAGGCGACAAACCTGGACAGATATGCTATGACAGTCAGTACGTCTACATTTGTGTAGGTGTATACGACGGAACTACTGCTATTTGGACTAGAGCACAACTCGCAGGATTTTAATTTGGGTTGCATAAAGGTGTGTAAATATCTTTATGCAACATCCATTCATCACAGACTTATCTTCTAAAACATTAGAAGAATTGCAACAGACAGTGACCGATTTAACCGGTAAATTGAACTTTGCTTATCGTACTGGAAACACCGCTTTAATAACTCAATTACGGATGGCTATTGAGAGCTATCAAACCGAGTCCGGTAAACGCCTTGACGATTTGTACAGAAAACAAAACGCACAAAAATCTATTAACATTTCTTCTAAAGGGTAATCTATGACAGCACGAGTACAACGTAGTTTTGAATTATTGGCATGCGTCCAATTCGAACCTGAATTTTTTGTCAACTACTATGATTTTGACATAACTTTCAATGTAGAGTCTACGTCAATTATGGAACAAAACATAGCCCTTGAGAGGGTCAAATATTATCTAGAATGTTGTGTGCAAAATAGCATTTTTGTACAAGATAGTAATACTGCTGCTATTGAGAAATATACAGCAGCGGGTTTGAGAGTATGTACTTTACCAGAAGAGCCATACGACCAAGTAATAGGTATTATGCTCTTACACAAATTCAACGCTATTACTGAAGGAAGACTCATTGCTACTGATGTTTCTATTACAAGTAGACTAAGTGATGGAGTCGTATGCTTCTATAGCATAGAAGAAAGTTCAGGACCATTCCAACTTAAGGGTTGGTGGAATGAAGCAAACACTAGCGTCAACGATATCAAACCCAAAAATAAGAAAATTCTAAAATTGGCAAAGCCATCATTTGATTGGGATGATTTAGAACTGGCTTGGTCACCCAAACCAAAATCAGAAACGTCAGCAGAAATCGTGTTTGCCACATTCGAGAAAACGGACAAATAATAGTTGCTTTTTAGTACTGAAGGTGTTATCATTCAACAATGATTAATGACGTTCACACTAGGCAGATTCTTACTGAAAATGATTTGTGTGACGCCTACCTATCAAACCCAGAACTACATATCAAAAACGCATTAGTTGACACTGATATTGTATTTGATAGTAACTTGAACCTGCAAAATATACCAACGTTACTAAAGTATGTAGTTGATGACTTGTCTACAGAAGAATTCGACACATCATTGCAAGATAATTGGTACATGCCAGTCGAATATAAAACTATGGACATCGCACAGTGGCTTCTGGATCAATGCAAAGAAGATTATGAGCTACAACGTGTCGGCGAAGAGTTGATATTATATCAAGAACATGACCTTTTTCCTCTGTTGTGTTATTGCAAGTATCTAGTTGACACTATGCGAAAAAATAATGTCGTATGGGGAGTCGGTAGAGGAAGTAGTGTGTCAAGCTATGTATTGTATCTAATAGGGGTACACCGTATAAATAGCTTGCATTATGACTTGTCAATAGATGAGTTTTTAAAATAAGGAGAAAACATGGCAGGATATAGAACAGCACAAGGACGAACAGTTGATATGGCATCTTTGGTTGCAAAAAACGAGAAAGTTCGTGCAGTGGGTAACATGAATGTAAACGCCCGAGGCGACATTCTTGACAACCAAAACAATATTATCAATGATAATAGTAATCGTGTGAAGAACGCATACGACAAAACAGTTGCACCTGTAAAAACAAAGCCAGCGTCATCGGCACCACCGTCTATTACCCCAGACGAGCCAGTTCAATTATCGAAGGCAGAACAAGAGTTGTTTGACAACGATGAGGACTTTAAACGTGAGTAAACAAGCGTTTGAACCACACAAGTTTAATAAGGAACAGTTCAAGCCCCTCCGGGACTTTGTATTTGTTTCTGACATGAACACGGAAGAGCGTGTCACTAAGGGAGGAATTATCATTCCAAACGACAACCGCTCTAGTGCAGGCGTTAGACCTCGTTGGTGTAAAGTCTACAAAGTGGGCAACGAGTTCATCGGCGATATCAAAGAAGGTGATTGGATTTTAGTCAGTCACGGCAGATGGTCACGTGGTATCGACATTGAAGATGAAACCGGTGCCAAGACGATTCGTAGAGTAGACACTAATGATATTTTGATGGCGTCGGACACCCCAATGGGTGATGAAACATTCAGCGATAAGGTATAATATGAAATGGTTTTTTAAATGGTTGCGTGATGGCATCAATCGTGTGGATATGGATGCACGTGAAGAAGAAGCAGAACGTTATACTTCTATGTCCGAAAACAAATATAAAATTGGCCTAGCCATTCCGAAAATTAGAGGTTCGAAAACTGCAGGAATCACAATGGGTTCTAACTCTGATAGTTCAGTGCATCTAAACACTAACCCAATGAATTTCAGAATCTATCCAGCAACAGGTGGTCATATTGTTGAGTACCAATATTACAATGAAAAACTTGACCGAAACGACCAAGCATTGCATTTGATACCCAGTGAACTTGACATGGCTACAGAACTTGCTAAAATTATGACTTTAGAAGCGTTGAAACGATAAGGAAACAAAATGGAAAATATAATTGAAAGAACCGCAGCAGATATCAATGTTGCAATGAGCAGAGTATATGCTTATATGACCGGTGCAGTTATGACTAGTTTGCTAGTCAGTTACTTTATCGGCTCTTCACCTGACCTTTTGAAATTCTTCTTCTCAGGTCCTCAAGCGTATATTGTTATGTTTTTGCCGTTGTTGTTTGTATTCTTTGTACCTATGGCATTTGAAGCAGGGATTAGTAAATTCGCTTCCATCATAGTCTTGAATCTATTTGCAGCATTGATGGGATTAAGTTTTTCGCTAATGCTGACAAAGTTTACAGGGGCTAGTATCGTAACTGCATTTATGGGAACAGTTGTGTTGTTTGGTACTATGAGTGTTTATGGGTACTTCACAAAACGAAGCCTAGAAAGTATGGGACAATACTTGATAATCGGTGTCATAGCATTGCTTATTGCGAGTATTATCAATCTTTTTATCGGTAGCACACTGATGCAAATGATTATAAGTGCTATAGCTATTGTGATATTTTTGGGTCTAACGGCATCCGATACTCAACAAATCCGTGAAGAAATAATGTATAATTATTCAGAGACTACCGAAGTTCGAGGTGCACTAACATTGTATCTAGACTTCATCAATATTTTTATTAACCTTTTACAACTAACTGGAATTCGCAATGAAGAATAATTTATGGGTAGAGAAGTATCGCCCGAACGCAGTATCAGACTATGTGTTTGTTGATGAACGACAAAAAGAACAAGTAGATGGTTGGATCAAACAGGGTGAAATCCCTCACTTGTTATTTTCAGGTGATCCTGGTACTGGTAAAACTACACTAGCAAAGGTGCTGATTCACGAATTGAAAGTGGATGAGTATGATGTGTTAGAGATTAACGCATCACGTGAGAACTCAGTAGATACAGTACGTGACAAAATTAGCGGCTTTGTTCAAACAATGCCCTTTGGTAAGTTCAAGATTGTTTTGCTTGACGAGGCTGATTATCTATCACCTGCAGGTCAAGCTGCGTTGCGTAATGATATGGAAGCATATTCTATGACAGCACGTTTCATCTTGACTTGTAACTATGAGCATCGTGTTATCCCAGCATTGCGTGAATCACGTTGCCATAAGTTTCACATTGCTAAACCGGACAAGAATGAATACACTGCAAGAGCCGCAACAGTATTGGTGTCTGAAGGTATTGATTTTGACTTAGATGTTTTAGACACATACGTAGGTGCTTGCTACCCAGACTTGCGTAAATGCTTGAATCAATTACAAGTAAATAGTAGTACAGGCAAATTATTGCCACCGCAAAGTCAAGGTACTAGCGAAGATGATTTGCTATCTGATGCAACACAGTTGTTTAAGAACGGTAAAGTAACAGAAGGTCGTCAGCAACTATTGCAATATTTGAGTTTGTATCCAAGTCGTATCGAGGACATCTATCGCTGGATGTACAACAACTTGGAACTATGGGGTAATACCCAAGAAAGAAAAGACGCTAGTATTATCATTATTCGTAATGGTCTAGCTAATTTAAGTCTAGTGGGGATTCCAGAAATCAACCTAGCAGCTACAATGATTGAACTAACAGCATGAGATATTTATTAATCACTTACGTAAAGAAACCTAACGGTCAAATCGATGAACAAGTTGAACTATCAACTAGAGTAAAAGACAAAGACCAGCAAATGTGTAATACTATTTTAGATTTTAAACGAAAACAAGTAGTAAAGTGTGTTATCGAAGGAAAAGTGTTGGCAACTGAATGGAGCCAAATTCGTGATTACTATAATCAGGTATACCCTGATGTGATTCAACAGTTGGAAGAGCTTAATCCTACTGAATAAAAAAGGGGCTTTAAGCCCCTTTTTTTAATTACCGTACAAGCGAAGTACGTGCTCAATAATTCTATGTCGTTGAACATCTTTCAGTTCAAAGTTACATAGTTGCAACCCTGGAATCACCCCCTTCCCCAATCGATTTTGTAAGTCTAGTAGCCCATTGTCGGCTGTTTTTCTATCGGCTTGTTCAATGTCACCAGTAATTACAATCTTACTGTTAACGCCGATTCTAGTCATAATCATTTTGAGTTGACCAGGTGTTGCATTTTGAGCTTCATCCAAAATTATCCAGCTGTTCTTAAAGTTTCGACCTCGACAGAATGCTAGGGGTGCAATTTCCACTATCTGTTCTTCTAGCATGTGGGCGATATCTGCGGCTGTATAATACTCTCTCAACACATCCATGAGTGGTCTTGTCCAAGGTTCCATCTTTTGATTGATATCACCTGGTAAGAACCCATGTTGTTCTTCCTCTACACCGATAGCAGGTCTAGACAAGATGATACGGTCAGTTTCACCTGCTTTGAGAGCCTTGATAGCGGCTAACATTGCAAGGTAAGTCTTTCCTGTACCAGCAGGTCCTCCAACCACAACAATATCAGTGTTTTGGTTGGTTAATGCCAGGATGTATTTTTCTTGATTGACAGATTTAGGGATAAGATTGATAGGTTTCTTATCTAGTTTAAATCTTGCTTGGTCGAAGTTTATTGTTTTAGATTCCTTTGTGTAAAAAGTTTGATTATCTTGTTTTTTGCTGTGTGAGTATCGTGTGTCTTGTTCCTGTTTGCGTAAAGCGCCTGTCTTTCGTTTGCTCAAAGTATTCTCCTATCGTAAGAGCTAAGTGCTGTGAACACTTAAAGATATTTAAAGGTTTGACCATTGCAGTAAGTAGCGTACTTTTAACACACAAAATTTTGATAAATATTAGGCTAACCCCAGTCATTTCACACTTTGCTCAAAGTCGTTCGACTAATGATAAATACTAAACTATGAGCAATCCATCAGACGAATTTTTCAAAAACATCGATTACCCAAGTATCATTGATACTATCAAGGGAGTCTATACCAGCGACGGTATGATGAGCACACTACTAGACTTTGAACGTGTGTTAGACGAAGCAGATTTATACGCTTTCCAAAATTGGGAAATCGGGGAATTAGTATCTGGACCTAACATCAAACGCTACACTGTAGATTGTGTTTTCATGTATCCCTTCAAATTGATGCCAAATCCCAAGGGTGCGAAGCGTCTGTTAACTGTTGGATGCAATGTTAAGTTCAAAAAGACAAAAATCAAATCACCTGTAAAAGTTGAGAATTCAGACGATTTTGTTCCAGGAACACATTATCCTAAGATGATTGAACGTGAAGTTTGGTTGGTTATGATTGAGATGCCGAAAGAATTGATGGATGATATCCGTGAAGGTTCTATTGAATTGGCAGGACAAGATATTGACTTGGGTGAATTAGACTCTGCATACGATGAAGATTTAGATAAAGAAAATACAGAAGACGAAGACCAAGACCAAGATATGGATCAAGGCATGGGACAAATGCCTGCAATGGATCAAGGCATGGGACAAATGCCTCCTCAAGGGGGAATGATGTAATGGCTAAAATTCTTAAAGAAGGTCTAGACTATCTAGATTTAAAGGGGCAAATTACCCCCGAGATGTCTGTAGACGAATATCAAGCACAAATGGGAAGCGATGATGAAATCATTACTTGTTCCTTTATCGTAAAAGGTAGTCAACCTGCTAATGATTTAGTTGATTGGTTCGAAAAAGGTTACGACTGGATATTAGATTCACAAGTAAGTTCAGGTGAAATTACGTCAGGTAAATATATCGTATTCGTTGAGATGAATCGTAGATTGAAAGCCCCTGAGCGAATCATTGAATTGCTCGAAGATTTAGAAACTTTAACTGGGCAACTTTTAGAAGAATGGTCAATTATCATTGATGGTGAAAAACACCAAGCAAATGTAGAATCTATTAAACCGTTCATGTGTTTAAGCCCGCAATCATATAGAGAGAAGAACAATATGGAAGTAGGCGACGACTCACCTGATGAATCATCAGAAGATAAAAAATACGAAAAAGAATTAAGTGAGATGCGTGATGCAGCGGGACTACCTCACATCCCATCAACTAAAAAACCAGACGCATTATTAAGAGACTTTTTAGCAAAGGCAGGATTATAAAATGGCAACATTACTCGCAAAAAAATCAGGACCACAGGATAATGCTATCGCAACTGATGACGACCATCACGAAGCGTTAGCAACTGATCCTTCAGTAGCATCGTTCCCGCAGGGAAGTTCATTCGGAGCATCAAATGGTTTCAACACAACAACAACCAATACTTTCAGCACATCAACGACAACAACAGCAGGCGGTTTCGGATCTCCATCTGCAACAGGAGGCTTTGGGTCTACACCAGCAAGCGGAAGCTTTGGCGCTGCAAGCCAAAGCCCAGCAGCAACTAGCAATTTCGGATCAAATTCGAATGTTCAAGGATCAAACATGACACAACAAAATCAAGCAGAACTATTGAAGTCAGGTGGTGGCGCAATGAGTGAAGGTGGAGAATCTACTGTAGCACTAGACAAAGACGCAACAGATTGGATCAACAAGAAAATGCGTCCTATGATGGGATGGATTTACATGTTGACTTGTACAGCAGACTTTGTTATCTTCCCAGTATTATGGTCATTGCTACAAGCATTGTCTCATGGACAAGTAACAAATCAATGGCAACCATTGACATTGCAAGGCGCTGGATTGTACCACATTGCAATGGGTGCAGTTCTAGGTATCGCAGCATACGGTAGAACAAAAGAAAAGGTAGCCGGAGTCGCTTAATAAATATTGACTTAGCACACTAACTGTGCTACACTCAATATTATGACTGACCACTATCAAACATTGGGAGTAGCCAAAAACGCTACTCCCGACGACATTAAGAAAGCCTATCGCAGGCTCGCAGCAATTCATCACCCGGATAAGGGTGGTGATACTGCTGAATTTCAAAAGGTACAAGCTGCCTATGAAACACTAAGCGACCCACAAAAGAAACAACAATACGACAACCCTAGCCCGTTTGGTCCTCAAGGACATCCAGGTGGCTTCCCCGGTGGATTCAGCTTTAGTATGAATGGGTTCGACATGAATGATATTTTTGGGCAGATGTTCGGTGGAAGACCTCATAACGGTAGACCTCAACAACCAAGTTATCGTACAACAGTTTGGGTAACACTTGAACAAGTTTATTCGGGTGACGAACAAGTACTACAACTACAAGTAGGTGGAACTGCCCATACTGTTAAAATCACTATACCGCAGGGAATCACTAACGGGCAATCTATGCGTTTTGATAACCTTATTAAAGATAGTATCTTGGTGGTAGAATTTAGAATCCAACCTCACCCTAGATTCCAACGTCATGGAAATGATTTGGTTTCAGAACAAGAAGTGAGTGTACTAGATTTAATTGCAGGTGGTGCATTCAAGTTCACTACAATTTCGGGTAAAGAACTCGATGTGACCATAAAGCAAGGGACTCAACCTGGCTCACAGTTGCGTATCCAATCTGAGGGTATGATTTCGAGTTTCGGCAAAGGTGACCAATATATCTTGCTAAAAGGTGTGATACCTGCTATTATAGACACTAGCATCATTGATGCAATCAACAACATTAAATCAAAGGAATAATAAGTGAACTCACCGGAAATCGAATCAATTATTGAACAGGCAGTTGAAAATGCGAAATCTCGCAGCCATGAGTACTGCACTGTTGAGCATTTGTTATTGTCTTTAATCACACATACTCCGTTTAACAAATGTCTCGCTGGGTTCGGTGTAGATACTGAATTAATGGTAAAAGAAGTTACCCATTATATTGACAGCCTACATGCTATTAAGGCAAAAGTAGACCAAGGTCAAACAGTACAACCTAGAAAGACAAATGCACTTGAGCGTACTATGAATCGTAGCGTTACTCAGGTACTGTTCACTGGTCGTAAGGTTGTCACTACAATTGATTTGTATCTAAGTATCGCAAATGAAACTAACAGCCACGCACATTACTTCTTATTGAAGTACGGTGTGACTAAAGCAGAATTCGTACCTCATTGGCAGAAAACATACAAGGGTGCTGACATTACTTCTAAGTTGAATGAGAGTCAAGCAGACGAAATTCTTGAGGAATACACAGTAAACTTAACTGAGTTGGCTCGTCAGAACAAACTTGAACCAATGATTGGTCGTAACTCCGAAGTTGAAGACATGGTAAATGTCTTAGCGAAACGTTTCAAGTCAAACGTATTGATGGTTGGTGATCCTGGTGTTGGTAAGACTGCGATTGTTGAAGGTCTTGCGCAACGTGTTGTGTCAGGCGAGATTCCTGATTTCTTGAAGGGTCATGAAGTATATGCTTTGGAAATCGGCAACCTTGTTGCAGGTTCAAAGTATCGCGGTGACTTCGAAGAAAAAGTTAAAGCAATTGTTGAAGCATTGAGCACCAAGAAAAAATCAATCTTGTTCATTGACGAAGCGCATACAATGAAGGGCGCTGGCTCTGCGAATAACAGTGGTCCCGACTTCGCTAACATGATTAAGCCTGCAATTACTAAGGGCAATTTGAAAGTTATCGCAAGTACAACTTGGGAAGAGTACTACGAATCATTCGAAAAGGATCGTGCATTGATGCGCCGATTCTACAGAATCTCAATTGATGAGCCAAGTCACGAATCAACTATTCGTATTTTGAATGGGTTGAGTACACGCTTGAACGAATTCCATGATGTTGAAATCACTGAGGAAGCAATTGTTGCGGCAGTTGATAGTTCTACCCGTTACATGCATGACCGTAAGAACCCAGACAAGTCAATCGACTTGTTAGATGCTGCTTGTGCGAAACAACGTGTGTCTGGTGTTAAAGGTGTCTTGATTACTAAAGACATGATTTTTGACCAAGTTGAGCGTATTGCAGGTGTTCCCGCAGATAAATTGAAAGACGATAACTACGAACGAATTCAAACACTTGAAGCTAACGTGAAAGATAAGTTGTTTGGTCAAGCAGAAACTGTTGACAAAGTATTGGATCGAATCTATGTGTCCTATGCAGGTATCGGTACACAGACTAAGCCAATGGCAAGTTTCTTGTTCTTAGGACCAACTGGTACAGGTAAGACTGAACTTGCACGTTTGCTGAGTAAGAACTTAGATATGCCTCTAGTGAAGTATGACATGAGTGAGTACTCTGAGAAATTCAGTGTGTCAGCATTGCTCGGTGCTCCCCCTGGATACGTTGGCTTCGGTGAAGGTAACTTGGGTGGCGGTCGTTTAATTAACGACTTGAGTAAGAACCCTCATTCAATTCTATTATTTGATGAAGTTGAAAAGGCTCATCCGGATATCTTTAACATCTTCTTGCAATTGCTTGACGAAGGTAAAGTCACTGGTTCAAACGGCAAAGAAGTCAATGCTAAAAACTGTATTGTAATTTTGACTAGTAACTTGGGTAGTGCTGATAGTGAACGCAGTATGATTGGCTTCGGCAACACTGAGAAGACCGGTGAAGATGACAAAGCGTTGAAAGAATTCTTTAAACCTGAATTTAGAAACCGTCTCGATTTAGTCTGCAAGTTCAACAAACTTGATAGTCTGGCTATTAAGAAAATCGTAGTTAAGTTCACTACCGACTTGAAGAAGTCATTGATGGACACGCATGATATCACATTGAACTTGAGCGAACCAGTAATTGATTTGCTTGCAGAGAAGGGTTACGATAGCAAGATGGGCGCACGTCCTCTAGCACGTAAGATTGATGAATTGATTCGTGTACCTCTTTCTAAGAAAATCTTGTTTGAGCGTATCAAATCTAGCACAATCAATGTCAATGTCGGATCCGATGATGAATTCGCATTCGATGTTCAACAAAAGCTAACAGCAGAAGTAGGCGAAGATGGGATTATTAAAGTCAGCGAGTAACGTTCAAGGTGTAGACCTTATCGATTATCGAGACCAGCTATACTATAACAAATACGAATATCGTGCACGGGTATCTGTGGAAGGTTTGCGTAGGGGTTATTACTGGACACCTGAAGAATTCGAGCATCGCTACAATACTGGAAAACTATGGGGCAAGCCAGGAAAAGAAGAGGCTTCGGTCATCAAAGCAAACATGCTAGATATCAAAACATGTTTACAATTCAGAGAAGACCATAAGAAGGACAAGACAGTTACGATTCGACTGGAAGGTAACACTATGGCAGTCTTTCATAACGACTTAGCTTTCTTACATAAAAACTTTGATGGTATTGTGGGTGCAACAGTTGATTATACTCAAGTTGAAACTTCTAGTTTCGCTGGTATCAAGACTTTTGTAAATGAACCAAAACACCAATATCGTGTTTATTTCAGAAGCAAAAAAGTACCTGATACTTTCAGGGAAAGTGTTTCTAAGATTTTAGAAGCTAACAAGAACTTGCGAGCCGGACCAGCATTCAAAGAATGGTTGAAAGATAAAAATCCTTCAGGATGGCGTTCTTGGTATCGTAACTATCTAAGTTCTAATTATTTCATCGATTATAACGAGGAAAGCTATCTAAGTTACTTTGCGTTAGTTCACGGAGACTACTTAGGTAAAAAGTACAAATTAGAGAAACGAGCCGATACTGTGTAAACATGATAAATACTCTATCACAATAGGGTATTTACCATGGCACAGATTATCGAAGATGTATTAGTCATCAAATTCAGCAAAATCGTCAAAGACAGCGAAACCGAAGTTTCTGGTATCGCTGGTAACGATATTCAACAAGCATTAGAACAAGTCGCTCAGGAATTAGTAGGCGATGCTGTCGTTGTAGAAGTGGTAAAAGCATAATGGCACAAGCAACTACTTTACAGCTATTACCACAGCTTTCGTTCAACTATCAATCTGTAGTTGGTGGCACATATACCGGGGAGAAACACCCGGCAGCCAGCTATTATACAGGCAACAAAGATTTGCAAACATTAACCTGGAACGTAACTACCGTTACTGGGTTAATTACTATCCAAGCGTCATTAGTAGAAAATCCCAACGACACATCTGATTGGGTGACAGTTGCAACAGTTGCGTGTAACAACACAACTCAAACTAGATTTCAAAACATCAACGGTAATTTTGTTTGGCTACGTGCGAAAGTTACTGGATTCACTCAGGGTGTGATTCAAAACGTAAAAGTGAGTTATTAAAATGAATTTATTTGAAGGTGGAAACATTTGGGACGATGTAGCAACGAACTTCGACCCAACTAAAGTGGGCAAGCCATTGACAGCAATCACCCAGAAATATGTAGATTCACTAGGTGCAGGTGTGAACACTGTTGGTAGTTGCTATAAGCCACGCTTTGATAACCAAGGTAAAGTTGTACCTAGTAACGACTTGGATGCTATGTTAGACTTGAATGTATTAGCACAAGCGTTTGGCACAAGTGATGGTAAAACAACACGCAAAGCATTAAATGACTACTTACAGAAACAAGGATTGAAAACATATCAATCAGGTGTTACAGTTCATGCTAGAGTTCCAATGGGAGGTCAATTCTATCAAGTAGACTTGAAAGTTGTACCCAACGCAGCTAAAGTTGCTCAGTTTCATAGACATGATATTCCACAAGGTAGTCAATACAAAGGCGTTAACAAGCAATTGGTAATGAGTGCTTTGGCAACTAGTCAAGGTATGCTTTGGTCAGCAGACGAGGGTTTGTATGCGAGAGATGAAGCTGGTAAGAAGGCTCAATTACTATCAGACAACTGGGACACAATTGCTCAGTACCTATTAGGTAAAGATGCATCAGGAAAAGACCTTGGATCAGTAGAATCAATCATGGCGAAAATTCCAGAACAACGCAGAGAAGAAATTATGGCAACTGCACGTGCAGGTCGTAGTTGGCAATCAGCGACCCCCGGTGTTAACGAGTGGTTTAAGCATACAATGGAAATGTTGAAATGAAATTCTCAGATATTCTAGCAGAAGCCGCTGCACCTAATGTAGGACGTAAGTACCAACATATCGAAGATATGGTATTGTCTAATGGAAGCCACGGTGCTCTACATGCAGTTGAGCGTATGCGTCATATGGTTGATAATTATGACAGTATAGAATTAAAGTGGGATGGCATGCCTGTTGTTTATTGGGGTAGAGATGAAAAGGGAATCTTCAGAATGATTCCTAAGAATGCTTGGGCCTATCTATCTCGTGGTGCTACTCAAACTAAAACAGGTGCACCTACACTACCTAATAGTCCTGAAGATGTTGTAAAATTTATTCTTGGCACAGGTGGTGAAGCTGATGCAGGTCGCAAACTATTCGCATCTAATGTAGCAAAATTATGGTCTTTATTTGAAAAAGTAAGTCCTCAGAGGGGTTTCTTAGAAGGTGGCATATTGTTCTATCCGGGTACTAAACCAGATGGTTCAAGTGCAATGCCTCAACTAAATCCTCGCACAAAGACTTATGACTTTAAGCCAAACATCACTGCGTTCCATGTACCGGTTGATAGTAAACTAGGTAAACAAATTGGTAAAGCAAAGATGATGGTAGCCGCTACTGGATTCTTTGATAAGTTGGGTAGTTCAGACGAGAGCAGATTAGCTAACACCGGTAGTCTATCTACACCTGATGTTATTGTACAAGGTACGACCTATGTAGAAGAAATGCCAGGAGTGAACACTGCTGGATTAGATAAACTAGAACGATTTGTAAAAGCAAACGCACAAGCGATTGATAACTATCTTGCACCTAAAAAGGGATTAAGTAACCCTGGTGGCGAATTGTATACCTATTTAAATAAGCATTTACGCACAAAAGGTTTACTGAATGATTTTTCAGCTTGGGCTCAAACAAATTTAAGTCCGCAAAAAGCAGAAATGTTATTAAGTGATGCTGATGGATTGAAAGCAACATTAGGTGCAGTAGAAGCAATCTCTAATGAGAAGATGCAAATCATTAAGTCATTGAGTTTAGGTTTGCACGGTGGCATTATGCAAACTAATCCAGAAGGATATGTACAAGCTCACCCTGAAATTGATTTAACACATGATGTACCCGGTCAGTTCCTGAAGTTGATTGACCAAACTAATTGGAAGCCAAATAAATTATGAAACGCACAGGTAATAGTAAAATAGCAGTAGTAGGTTGGGGAAGAGGCATGGGTCACACTGGACACATGTATCTAGCTGATGCTGTTATCTCACAAGCCAAAGACATGAAAGCTGATCCTTATTTCTTTGTAAGTAAGACAGTTGGTAAAGATGACCCATTATTACCCGAAGAAAAACTTTCAATCTATCAAACAGTTTTCCCGCAACAGAAGAATATCTTCACAGCAGAAGGCAACTTGAATCAAGCACTGCAAGAGTTGGCAAAATTAGGTTATCAGGGTGTTGTCTTAGTTGTCGGTGCGGATCAAAAAGAATCATTCAAGTACTTAGAGAAGCCAAACAAAGAAGGTGTTCCAGTCTACCAAAGTTTCGGTTTCTCAAAATTGAGAGTAATCTCAAGACAAGAAACACGTAGTAAGTTTAGAGGTGAAGAGGGTCCTCGTGCTACACCAATGCGTCAAGTTCTATTGGATCCTAACGCAACTGACGAACAAAAATACAAAGTATGGCGTCGAGACATGCCATCAGCATTGAGTGATGAACAAGTAATGGATTTTATGAGTAAAGCTGCAAGTCGTTTAACCGCACCAAAGGGT